ATTTTAGTTTCTCTATAAATAAGTTAGAAATTCATTATCTTTATTTATAAGGTTTTTATGGCATATTCGGGTAGGTACAGAGTAAAAAATCCAAAGAAGTATGAAGGAGATCACACAACGGTCACTTATCGTTCTTTATGGGAGAAACACGCCTTCAGATGGTGTGACGATAACCCCAAAGTGGTGAAGTGGTCTTCCGAAGAGGTTATTATACCATACTTATATGAAGTTGACAAGCGTTATCATAGATATTTTATGGACTTAAAGATTGTTTTGAATGATGGCAAGACTTGGTTGGTCGAGATCAAACCAGATAAAGAAACCAAAATACCTACTGGTAATAAAAACACCAAGAGATACCTCAACGAGAGTTTCACCTATGTCAAGAATATCAACAAGTGGGAAGCTGCGAACGAGTATGCAAAAGATCGTGGATGGAAGTTTGTTATCTGGACGGAGAAGAATGAACCATTGAAGACTCTTATTCCCAAATCAACAAAACCATTGAAACCTTTGAAGAAAACTTTGAAACCTTTTCGTAAGAAACGTAAAAAATAGGTATAAATAAACGTATGAGTAATATTTTCAACAGACTAGAATTGCAGGCATTCCGTGCGGGAGTTACACCTCGTACCAAGGAGAGTCGTGATTGGTTTATGAATAAAGCAAAGAATATGCGAAACATAAACCGACAGGCACTTATAAAAGAAGACCCCTTGACACAAAGGACTGCACTGAAGAATCTGTCGAGAACTGGATTAGTTGGAACAATGCAGATGTTCTTCTACGACCCCAAACACAAAGAGAAACTTCCATTCTATGATTTGTTTCCTTTAGTTATTGTGGTTGGGCCTGCGGAAGGTGGATTCTATGGATTGAACTTGCATTACCTTCCACCGATTCTACGTGCAAAGATGTTAGATGCATTGATGGAAACCGCAAACATGAAAGCGGGTGAGGATGCAAAGTTTCAGATTACATATAAGAGACTACAAGCAATTTCCAAGTTAAAGTATTACGAACCATGTTTCAAACATTATCTGACTAAACACGTCAAGAGTAAGTTTGCGGAAGTACCAATGCCCGAATGGGAGATTGCGACATTCTTACCGACTGCACAGTTCAGAAAGGCAAACTCTAAGAAAGTTTACGCAGATTCACGAAAGAAAATAGGTAAAAATGCATGACGTTAAACATTGATGACTTTAAGTCACAGGTTGGTAAAGGTGGCGGTGTCGCTATGGGGAATCTATACAAGATTTTCCTTCCACCTATCAAGGGTGATGCACGAGAGATGAATCTACTCTGTAAGGCGACATCGTTGCCAGGCAGACAAATTTTATCGACCGAAAAACAAATGGGTCTTACTGTATCTAAGATTGCGTATGGTTATGCAAACGAAGATGTAACGTTGACCTTCCATTGTCTTAATGATATGAAAGTAAAAGAATACTTTGAGACATGGCAGAATCTTGCGGTTAACCAAGAGAATCAAGAAATCGGATACTTTAATGAGTATACACATCCGATTATTATTCAAGCGCTCAAGAAGGGAACTCAGTTCCCGATCGCAAAAAAGAAATTATTTGATACTGGTAAGATACCTTCTTCGATTAGAAGTAGATTACCACGAATAGGGCCGATAGACCTTGCACAAGGTGAGTTAGATTTGAATCTCGTCTTTGGAGATGATATCACTTATACGTGTGTCCTAGATAAAGCATACCCAACAACATTGAACGCAATTGAGTTGAGTGATGATGGACAGTTACTTGAAGTGACAGTACAAATGTCATACAAGAACTGGAAGTCCAAAAAAGGTGACTCTGTACAGTCCGACTTTGTTAAAGGTCTGGCGGGTGAACTAATTCGTAAATTTTTATAACATTATTTGGAGAATATAATGGCATTACCTAAGTTAAATGGGAATCCGAAGTATGAAATGACGATTCCATCCATGCAGAAAGCGGTGAGGTTTAGACCGTATCTGGTAAAAGAAGAGAAGGTTCTTCTCATGGCATTTGAGAGTCAAGATACGACTCAAGCAATGAAAGCGATAATTGACACCATTGAAGTTTGTGTTGATGACAAGATTAACACCAAGGAATTAACTACATTCGATGTGGAATATATGTTTACCAAACTCCGTAGTAAGTCGGTAGGTGAACGTAGTAGATTGAACATGAAGTGTACCAATTGTGATACACCTAATGAGTTTGAAGTCAATCTAGAAGAACTAGAAGTAACAATGGATAAATCTTCCGAAAAGATTGAGTTACAGGAAGATGTCCATGTGGAGATGGGTTACCCATCCGCAGACGTTTTGATGAACATGAAAGAAGGTTTATCACAAACAGAACAAATAATCGAACTGATTGTCTATAGTGTCAAGAACATTATGACCGAAGATGAAAACATCAACGCAAACGATGTACCTAAAAAGGAATTGCGTGATTTTATAGATTCTATGACAGGCGACCAGTTTAAGAAAGTTAGTGAGTTTGTTGCAACGATTCCAACTCTGACAAAAGAGATTGAGTTTGATTGTAAAGAGTGTGGAACACACAACGAACATACACTATCGGGTTTTACTGATTTTTTTTAGTAAACCTTTCCCATGATAGTCTTATAAATTTTTATGAGACTAACTTTTCGTTAATGCAACATCATCATTACAGTTTAACAGAACTTGAAATGATGATGCCGTGGGAAAGGGAGGTATACGTTACTCTTCTCACCGAACATATTAAAGAAGAGAACGATAGGATAAAACAACAACAGGGTAGATAGATGTCCGAAGAAATGCACCCCTCTGCTGGTAGTGGTAGAGACCCAAAATCTCAGAAGAATCTTCTGAGAAAGCTGATCAACACCATGAAAGAAGGTCACAAAGGCGATCTGGATTTCAGAAAGGCTGACTTTGCCCAATCTATAGAGACTAATAATCTTTTAGAATCTATACTCGATCAGAAACGAGGGGATTCTAAGGACTCTAAAAAATCCGAAAAGAATAGAAGAGGTGACGATCTCGAATCTAAACGAGAACAGAACTCATTATTTTCGAAACTTGCAAAACTCCCTTCAGCCTTGAAAGATGGGGCAAAGAAAGTAAAGGATGCTCCTGGCAATCTCATGGGTGCGCTTGGTAAGAAGGTCAAGGGATTCGGTGGTATGCTAGGAACACTCGCAAAAGGTGCTGGTGTTGGTATACTTGCGATTGTTGCTGTTGCAGGACTTATGTCTTCTGGCGTTATTGATGCACAAAAAGTTAAGGACAGTGTTCTGACCCTACTGAGTATCGGGAACGACATGGATGTTGCAAAATTAGCAACCCTCGCTCTGTTCTATCCTGCAATGAAACACATCGCAAAAGGTCTTGGGGTTTTTGCTCTTGGTACTGCGGCGGTGGGGGCAGTACAATCTCTATTAGATTTTAGTGCAAAAAAGGTAAAGAACCAAGTTCTTACATTACTGTCTATTGGGGGTTCATTAGATAAATCACAAATTGCAACACTTTTACTATTTAAGACAGGGATGATGCGCATTGGAACGGGTCTTGCCGCATTTGCTATTGGTTCAGGTTTAGTTGGTGTCGCACAACTAATAGGTTTTGATGCTGAAAAAGTAAAAACCCAAATCGGTATATTACTATCAATCGGTGAACACGTAGGTAGTGTCGGGGATGCCGTGTGGTTGGTCGCATTTGCACCTGTAATGAGTGGTATTGGGTTGGGTCTTGCCGCATTTGGTATTGGTACTGGGATTGCGGGCATCGCACAATTAATATCCTTTAGTGCAGAACAAGTAAAAACACAAGTACTTACACTATTAAGTATCGGTTCTGCCCTAGACGAACAGGGTTTGAGTTTCCTTAAAGAGGGTGGTGAGTTCTTCCTTGCAATGACTGGTCTAGGTGCTGGACTTGGCGTATTTGGAGTGGGTGGTCTTCTCGCCAAGTTTGCAGCGCCAGACATGGCAGACAAAGTTAAGAACAATGTATTAACTCTATTGTCACTCACCGACCAAACCGATGGTGACATCGAAGTCAAATCTACCAAATTCAAGAACGCAATGGGTAATATCTCTGATGGTCTAAAAACATTCACTGCTGGTAACCTTGTCTCAGCACTTGGTAATGTGGGTGTTGCAGTATTGAACTTCCTCTCTGGTGGAGATAGTAAAGGCCCAATCCAAGAGATGTTGTTGATTGCGGATAAAGAAGCAGAACTCGGTAAAGCTGCAACTGGTATTGAAAGAATGGCATCTGCCCTTGAGAAAGTGTCGGGTATCAACATCGGTGCTGGTAATATCGACATCGAAGGTATGTTGGAAAGTTTTGGACATCTACCGGCATTGTTAGGTGGTCTTGCGAATGGTGGTATTGTAAATTTCGCAGATGCGGGAGTGGGTAAATTTGATAAAGAAATTGATTTCGGTAAGGGTATATTAGACCCTAATCTAAAAGTACCAGAAATCAGTAAAGTGATGACAGACGTAAACTCTGCATTGGGTCTTGGTGCGCCAAGGAACGCACAGATGTCTACTGCACAAGAGCAGAACACAGAACTAAGTGGTACTGGTACTGGTGGTACAACTGTTATATCTGCACCTAGTAATTCTAGTAGTGTACAGAACAATAGTACTGCGGTATATGGTGATACCACACCCGCTATGGATAACTATGATGGTATCGCTGCTGCCAGAACTCGTGGAAATGTATAGATATATAAATAATAATGGTTAGTCCACATTAAGGACTCGCATTTGTTCATGCGTTAAAAGACTACTTCAATCCTTAACAGGAGAAAAGTAATGAACAATCTTATGTATCGTGGCGCAAGTCAATTAGCAAAAACCCCCAAAGCAAACCGCAAAGGTGTTTCAAAAACCTATCGTGGTTCTTTTTACACTAAACTTCCTAAACAAACCAGAAGTACTGGTCTGCACACATATCGTGGTGTAGATTTCAACGTGTAATAAAAAAAGGGGACTCTTTCGAGTCCCCCTATAACCATAACGGTTTATCCTAAGGCGAGGATGCTTTAGTCTCGGAAACCTTCACCCTTTACAAAGTGATGGAATCTGTGTGAGATTACTGCGAACAGCAACCTCACAAGACTTGTCT